CGTCAATTGGTATGGTTAAATCTAGTTCGGCCATTTCCTTTGCAAAGCGATACGAATACAAAATTCCATGCGTGGTCCACGATCCATAAGTGCGAACCAATCCCTTGCTCACTCGGTCAAGTCGTGAATCTTTTATATTGGCTCCCAACATTAACATATCCCAGTCAGCTGGCAAGTCATTGATTGCATCCTGTAAATTAGTTGCCCAACCTCGGTACGTTGCATCGTCTTCAAAAATTAAAACGTCGCTCTCGCATTCTTGAAAAATCTTTTTAAAGGTTTGCCACAAACCAAGCCAACCCCATTCGTGTTTAATTGCGCTTACCCTTTCCAAATTAAAATGAGGCGCCAACTCATTCATTGACTGGCGCCATTTGTCTTTGCGGTGATCTAAGTTGATAACGTAAGCAATCATTTTCTCAATGGCAATCCGTCAGCGTCTCTCATAATTCTAAAAACAACTTTGCATCTGCAATTACATATTTGGTCCGCGCCAGCACCTTGGGAGCCGTCACCTGGTTGTCGCATATCATTACCGCCAACAATAAAGTTTTGGTCGAAAGGTATCCAATCTTTGCCTCGCATTTCTGCATGATCGGGACGCGTGCGCGTGTCGGTCGCTGGAATCCATTTCTTTTCGTACATAAAATCCGATGTTGCCGCCGATTGCATAGCAGCGTTGTTGGTAGCTATGACCATTTCAGTCCTGGCAATTAACTTGGCGCGGTTTCTAAATATTAAAGAAACGCTTTGTTGAATATTTGTAGCTATTTCCAAGGCTCCAAGGCCCTCGTTTAATCCAGCAAGTACAATGGCTCGGATTATCTTTTGGCTGGTCTCGTTAATGCTTATTAACGTTTGCGGCAAGTTCCTAACTGCAAACAAACGCATAAAGTCACGCCAGCCAGCGCGTAAAGCTTCTTTTGTTGCTTTTGTTGGTGGTTGGATTGCGTTATACATAGCTTCGGCATAAGCCGTGCCAGCCACAACGTAAAGGCTTTCCAAGGTATCAGCCATAGGCGCTGGCGTTATTAAATCAAAGCGGTTAATATTTCCGTCAGCTTGTTTAATTGCATCCAAATACGGTTGCATTTGCTTTTTAAGAGCGGTAAATATTTGCTTTTCGTATCGCCTTTCGTAACGCCTTTGCAATGCGTCCAATTGCTTTGCAAGTGCTAAATCCTTTTTAGTTGGTTGGGCCATAGTCTCCCATATTGTCTATGTTGTCGACCTCTGACGCTTGAAACTCGGCCAAAGTCATTAAGCCTTGAGGGATAAATGGTTGCTCCATTAATGTGTTTTGGTATTCGCCGTAATTCATTGCCGCGCGCTTTTCGTTTGGAGTTAACCACCAAGCAGCTGACAATTGATTTACTAGCTTATCCATGTCGTCTTGCATTTCAGGATAGGCCATGTAATCAAAATCCAAAAATAGATTTTTATTACCGTACGATTCCAAAAGCCAGTTGTTTAACACGTCTCGGATTTCAATGTGCAACGGACGGACAACGTTATTAATTAGCGCCTTATAAGCCGTTTCAGTATTGTTAAACGTGCTTGCCTCAGTATCGCCTAGTAACTTAGCATCGACGCCGTAAACGCGGCACAAAGACCTTAAAATTACTTTTTGCGTGTCAATGATTGACATATCAACCGCATTCATTCCCATTTGTACCCAAGACAATTTCGCTGGCGTAATAATTACATCGCCAGCGCGGTTGGCGCCCTGGTAATTGGATTTGTAATCCTCTTTAAGGCCTTGCGCTTGTTCGCGTGTAATGTTTACCGTTCCATCCCCTGTAAGTATGCCGCGCGCTCCCATGTTTTGCAGCATAGACAAAAGCGCTTGTTTACCATCGTTGGACGTGGTTAGATCGCGGACCGCGGACCGCAAAGGTGAGGCGCCGTAAAGGTGGTTAGCCGTGCCAGCCGTGTAACTTAAATTAATATTTTTTAAGTGTCCAACATTCTTGGCATCTATGCGCTCATAACCGTTATACGTCAATCGGTATTCCTTAATCGGTTGGTTTAATCCGCCGCTTATAATTTCCATAAATTGCGATGGCAATGAATATAAACCAATAATTGGCGCGTTTGGTTGCTCACCACGTCTAGCGCCGTAAATGTAAGCGTTGCCAGTAATAAGACGGAATGCGGCAATCTCTTTTAAAAGGTTGTCCCAAGTTTGAAACTCATTTGGCTTTTTAAATAGTCGGTCCAATTCGGGAATGCTAACCTCTTCCAATGCCCTGGCTTTATATTGTTGAGCTTGGAACTTGGCGCCCGAGTTGTCAAACGACTTGCTCATTGATTTGTAATACTTTAAAGCCTTTTGATCCTTTACCTCATAGACCACAATTGGCGCCGTGCTTACCTTGTTAATAATTAGGTTGATAATGGCGTAAAGGTCAGAGTTTAAATAAAGACCTTTCTCGATAAAATTTTGGGTTGTTGGTGCGGTCCAAATAACATTATTACCCAAGTAAGGGAAAACCGCGTTTAAGTAAGTGGAATCTTTTTGGTTTAAACCTAGCGCGGTTTTTATTCTATCTAAGTAATTCATTCCGTTGTCTTTTTTTGTAAAAATAGGGTAATAAAATAAAAAAATGATTCAATATTCTAAACGTGCCAAAATTCTTGGCCACTAACCATTAATTCAGTAAATCCCCAAACCATTGCATCGACGCGGTCAGGCGATTTGCCTTTGTCAGGCTCAAAGGTAACCATTTGATTCTCCAGTATTGGAAAACTGCCAACGTGGAAAATTTTGTGCTGCTCATAAAGCGAATAAATTGGCTCGGCCCTGACGTACTTGCCCTTTGTTGCCGTTACAAGCTTAATTCTTGCGGTCGTATTTTGCGACCGCAAAACGCTTTCGACCATGTCGCCGCCTTGGTTTTTTTCTGCAACTATGCAATCAGCGTTCCAATTTTTAAACGCTTGCAATGAGACGGTTGCCCATTCCGTTGGCGAATATTTACCGCTAAGGTCCTCAAGTACATATCCCTTGCCGTTGGCATCCGTACCACAAACAATTATGCCAGTTTCGTCGCTATTCATGGAGGCCGTCGTCGCTGGATCAATGGCAACCACAATGCGCGACAAGTCAGGCTTTGCGCTTACCCTTGCGCGTTCAATTATTGGTCGATTCCAAAGCAATCCCTCGGCATCGTCTAGCCATTTGCCCAAAAATAAATGCTCGTATCGGTGGAGGTTTTCTTGTTCAACGCGCTTTGCCTGATCAATAAATGACTGGCTTAAATTCTGTTCGTTGTCTAGGTAAGTCGTATGAATGTAGCTAGTATCGTCGCGCGTTACCTTTACAAATCGCCCATAAATCCAATGGCTTTTGTAACTTGGATTCATTACCAGGATAACGCGGTTTGGTTTGTTTACTGCTCTAATCGATAAGTCGATGCGGTCAAAAACATCCTCGTCCATTAACTCCTCCGATTCGTCAAGAATAAAAGTAGTAACGCCAGCGATTGATTTAAGGTTAGCCGTTGCGGTCCCTTGGCTGGTCTTAATGCCACGAAATAAAATCTTTGATCCTGTCGCCTTGTTTATGATTTCGGACTGTGTTATTTCGAAATCGTCCAACTTATTCATTAACTCTATTTTGTCAATGAATTCAGGAATAATGGAAATAAACGCCGAGGTTAAAGTCCAGCGGGTAAACAATATTACATGGCCCTCCTCATAAGTCAGGTTTAAAAGAAACATCGACAAAGTCCACGATTTCCCCGATCCACGGCCGCCAGTAATTAGAAAATAACGCGTTTTTGGGTCCTCTAAAAATAAAGGTTGGTATTTGTCTAGTAACTTGATTGATTCCATTACTTGGATTTAAGCCACTCAATTGGCGGCGTTACCTTTTCGCCTAAAGTAGTTACATCTATTTGCTGGCGTGGCATACCAAAGCGATAATTTAACCAACATTTAATGGCTTGCGTGTCTCCATTCTCGCAGCGATCCAATAGAGCCGCCCATATCTTAGCTGGAACGGCAACCGCGTCCATCTGTTCAATAAGTTTTATTTCGTCAGCTTTTGGCTTTCTGCCTGAGCCTGGTATATATCCGCCTTTTCCAGCCATCGGTTTTAATCGGTTAATCGATTGTCAAAGATAAAAAAAAGTCTAACCGAAATTAGACCTTATCAAATACCATTATTGTGTAGCCAAACCAAGACGCATTTGTAGCCGCCTTTCTAATCTTTTCGCTATCGTTAAAATTAAATTTAAAGCCAAAATATTCTACTTCGCCAATAATGTAGTTGTTATTCTTGCAATTAACGTGTCCGCTTCCGCCTTGGCCCTCAATCGCCCAGCTTATAACCAAATGCTTTTTGGCGTGCTTTGTAATGTTGGCAAGAAATTGGCCCTCAAATTCAGCTGGTATATGTTCGCCAACCTCCAACGACAAAACAACGTCGAATTTTTTGCCTAAATAAAATGGCTTTGACAAGTCCAAAACTTTGCCAATTCCATTGGTTAGGCTTTCCGTATTTGGGTTGCCGTCGTATGCCTGAACTCCATAACCTTCATTAATAAAAAGCCAAGCATAGTCACCCATACCGCATCCAAAGTCGACAACTGTCTTGGCTTGTTTTTCTGCTAAATAATTGGACAAAGCCGCGGCAATGCTTCGGTCGTGAATGTGACCAGTTGCGTCCGTTGTCTCCCAAAATCCTAAATCATTTATTTTCATATTTTTCTAAATTTTAAAAAAAAGCTTGAGCATAACCCAAGCCTTTTAAACATCAACAAAAACCCAAAATAACTACATTAATATAATTGTTTGGCCAGTTGGCTCGCCTGTAAAACTGCAAAGCTTTCCGTTCCATTCAAAGCGCACCTCTTTTTCTCGGCCCTGGTAAGACGCGGCCAGCGTTCTAATCTGTCTCTGCACCAATTCTATGCATTCAAATTTACCTTTGCCTTTATTAGACCAAGGCGACCAATTGCCGTCTCGTAGTCGGTATCTAATCTCTAACGAATAGTCTGTTTTAATTGGCTGGATTCTTGGCATCTTTTCGTCTAATTACAACCTCCAAACCAATTGCCTCGCAAATTTGCCTTAATCTGTTTAAACTTATAGACTCCCAGCCGTTTTCTACTTGGTTAATTGGAGCCAAAGACAGTCCTATTTTGTCGGCCAATTGCTCCTGGGTGTAGCCAGCAGCTTTGCGTGCTTTTCGTATAAATAATCCCTCGTAAATGCTCATCGTTTTAATCTTTAGGCAAATATAATATTCCGATAATAATACAAGTTAAAAACAAGATTTTTGTTTAAAACGGGACCAATTTATAAATCCCCATATGTATAAACTCCTCGCCTTTTTTTACTAGGCATTTACGAACGTTTAATTCAAAAACGTTTTTGTCGTTAAAACCGTATTTTTTTTGCGCAATGTCAATAAGCAATTTAACTGGATTGTCTAGATCGCTGGCCTTATTGCTAAAGCCAAAAAAAAACTCAATCCTCAACATTTCTTTTGGGTCAATTTCGGCTTTTGGCAACATAAATGAAATAGTGCGCTCGTAATCCTTATAGGCTTCGGTCTTGAAGCGCTTTCCTTGCCAAGCCTCGTTAACGCTTAGCGGTTTCTCATTTAACTTAAACTGGATCATTTACATTTGGTATAAACCCAAGACCAAGCCAAAGTCCACAAAGCCAAAGCCACTACAAAAAGCAGTAAACTAGAAACCTTTAGGAGCGCAAGTAGGGTAATCCCTACCAACGCCACAAAGATTGCGTACAAATCATTTTTTTTCATTTAGAAAGGTAATTTATCGTTTTCAACTATGCGTTTCTCTGTCGCCTTGTTTGCCACTTGTACTGGCTTCCAATCGTCAACCTCTAGGTAGTGCGTTGGCTTGCCTTCAACCTTTTCTTGCTTTTCCTTTAATACTAGGTTTACCCATTCTGAATCGTTTGCGTTTAAGTATGCCAATAGCTTTTCTAAGTCGCTACGGCTTTGGCTAATTTTTGTCATTTCGCCAAACTTGGTTTGAATAATCTTTGCGTTTCCGCCGTAAATCTTGCTCATAATGTTAATTGGTTGTTTAATTGATTGTATTGATTTATTGCTTTAAATATTTGATATACTAATTGAGGTACTACTGCGTTTCCTCCAGCTTTGATTGATTCTTGTCTCCATTTAGAAAAGGTAATTCCGTCCAATCTGTCGGAAATCCCATCATCTCCATTATAAAGTGCGGAGACAGTTGGGAAGTTTTGCCAGTTTGATGGAATGCGTCCGTTAAACTGTTTGTTTCTTTTCGCCCGGATGCAATTAATGCCTCTGTTGTTCGTCCCCCTTTCCAATCTCTTGACATTACTGTTGGTAGCATTCCTGAATATAGAATTTGACTCAGTAGGCAATTGTATTTGTTGTTTGGATGAGGTGCTAGATTCAACCCATTTTCCGTCCTTTTTTTTTGTCTCGTTTGATATTCCTCTGGAGTTTCTGCTATTTGCACAAGACTTGGAGTAAGCAATAAACCAAATTCTGTCCCGTCTGTGTGGCGCGTTGACGCCACAAGCTGGAAGAAGAAACGGTGTGATTTCGTAGCCTTCAGCTTCCAAGTCAGATTGCACCTCATCGAATACCAACCCTCCATTCCAATTAGTAAGCCCGCGAACGTTTTCGCCCACAATCCAGCTCGGTTGAATCTCTCGAATTGCTCTAAGCATTTCGGGCCATAAATGGCGCTCGTCTTCTTTTCCAAGTCGCTTACCAGCGGATGAATATGGTTGGCAAGGGAAACCGCCTGTAAGGATGTCAATTGTTCCTCGGTGAATAGAGAAATCTGTCTTGGTGATATCATTGTAAGTTATTGCTTTAGGCCAGTAATATTTTAAAACTTTTTGTCCAAATTCATTCCATTCGCAATGAAAAACGTTTTCCCATCCCATCCATTCCGATGCTAAATCGAAACCTCCAATTCCGCTAAATAAAGAGCCGTGTCTCATATCAGCTGATCTAAATTTTTATCGTCCTTAATTGCCTTTAAAATAAACAATTTCCAAATCTTATTCTTTGTCTTGGCGCCAACTGTTGACTCTTCAACGTACCTGGTTGTCAACCGCAATTCCTTACGAACGTCGCTTTCTATTTCTTGCACGTTAAAATCCCAAGGTTTTAAAATTCCTTTTTCTTGGAACTTGTTAAACCAGTACATTCCCCAGTCGGCAAGGTGCTTGCAATTTCCCGTTTCTTTGGCCTCCTGGTAATTGTCTCGAAACGTTTGCTTTCCAACTTCAATCCAGTACGCAATCTCTTCATTAGTCGGCTCCTTTTCTTTGTTATTTAAAGCTTGCACCTCCTGTACAATTTGGCTTTGATGGTGGGCATAGTATTGATTAATCCAAACGCTTACCGTCTTTTCGTTAACGTGGTAAAAATCGCCGTACTGGCCCCTCATTCCAGCGTGGAGAATATAGTTTACTCGGTCCTCGGTCATCCAGCCATAAGAGCCAAATAACTTGCTGAGGCAACCAAGCAATTCGTTGGCCTCTTCTTTTTTGTATTCCTTAAATTGTTTAAGGCCACAAACAAACTCCATTTTTCGGAGGTGCGTTAAAATTATCTCATCCATTTTTTAAAAGTTTTTGTTTTTGTAAATCCTCGTAAAGCTCGTCAAAAACATTTCTGCTTTTGCTTTCTTTTTTTGGTACTGGGTTTCCTCTTTTAACCCAATTAAAAAAATGCTCTTTAGCAAGTTTTTCGGTTTCTTTAAAATCAGCTTTCAAAATACATTCTTGCCTAAAGGTATTTAAATGGTCTTGAACTTCTTTAAAATCTGCCTTCCAAGTTATGGCTAATCCTTCAAGCCAAATCTTATTATTCCATAATTGACGAAAAATAGCATTATGTGAATCCTCATTTACTTTACTTTCTTTTTCTTTAATTTCTTTTATTTCTTTTCCTTTACTTTCCTTTAATTGCATTGCATTCGCATTGCCATCGCTATGCGTTCGCATTGCGTTCGCATCAATGTCGCGATTCCAGCGTT